GATTTTTTATTAGAGTACTCTCCACTGTTCTCTTCATAAAGAACACCAATCTCTTCTTCGTGAAAGGTTATTAGTTTTAAAAACTTATCCCCTTGGTCTTCTTCTTCAATCATTCCAAATAAAACGGTATCACCTATTTGTTTTGGTCTACCAGATTTGTATCCCTTATCTTTTAGTTGGCTTAATATTTCGTAAGACAACATTTTATTATCTCTTAATTGTAAATCAATTTCTTCTTTAAACGTCATATGATAAAATTAAGGGTGGGGTTATCCCCCACCCGTTATACTAAAATGGTAAATTTTCGTCTGGTTCGTCTTCCTCCTGTGGGTCAACATAAGATGACTTTGTTGATTTTCCACCGATAGATGTTTCAGATTGAGTACTGTCACCATAAACATACCCACCCTTATCACTATCCCATTTCGGAGTTTCACCTCTCGCAATTGCTTCAAGATAATCAACTGGTTTTTTAGAATAAACATCCAACCATGTTAATGGATTATTTACCCAAGCATCTGATTGTACTTTATCCTCATGTACAGGACATGGGTCGTCATACATAATTGTTGATACCGTAGTATATTCTTTACCTTTACCTGTTTTAGATTTGGTCAATTCAATAACAAGGTCACGACCTTTTGATGCGTCGGTAATATCACCCTTGTTTCTCCAAATTGGAATGATTTTATCCAAGATACCATCATTCTTATAGTTGTGTTTGAATCTCCAAAACTTTGGTCCGTCTTGTTCGTTATCACGGTCAATAACTTTTACAATATAAAACTTACGAGATTTGTATTGTTTTGCAAGTTCTTTGTCCGATTCTTTACCTGTGGACATAAGTTCCTCATAAACTTCGTTAAGTGGTGAACGTTCGTTATCGTTCTTTCCTGGGTCATAGAACTTCTGCCATTGACCACCAACTTGGATTTCATGATACCAAGCTTCCTTAAATGGTGAAGAGCCATCTGAAGTTGGTAGGATTCTAATCTTTCTTTGTCCTGAACTTTCTTTGTCTCCTAAGATTAAAGCGAAATACCTTTTCATTCTTTCGTCCTGAGACATCTTACCTTGGGCCCCGCCCGATTGTTTTGATTTTTCGTACTGTGCTAATACAGCGTCTAATGCATTCATATTTATAAATTTATATTACAAATATAATCAATAAAATTACTTTAGTCAAATGACAGATGTTATTTTAGTGAGGATAATTAAAATAAAAAAGACCACCGAAGTAGTCTTTTTTATTTTTTAATAATTTGTTTCCGATGTATCTGAAGGTGAGAAACTATCTTTAATTTGTTTATCGTTAATATCCGTAACATCATCACTATTTAATACGTAATCAAGTTTTCCTGTTTTTTCCATTTCATCTTTCTTATCATCAAAAAAATCTGATAGTTTTTGAGTAAAAGGATATGAATCATATTTTCTTAAATCCAATTTTTCTTGTGGACTTTTTTCTCTATACTTTTCTATCTTAGCCTCAATAGAATTTAATTTATTTAAAATTGCATCCATTTCACCTAATTTAGCTTCCAATCCAGAAACTTGTGAGAATAAATTATTGAAATATTCTTCCTGTTTAGTTTCAATGTTTTCTTGTGATTTAACTAAATCAGTTATTTCAAGTTCTTCTGTTTCACCACCTTCAGAATTTTTTTCTTCCGATTCTCCAGAATTATCAATTTTTTCAACATCAGGGTCACTTTCAACATCTATTGGTGTTGGTGGTGTTTCTGGCATCTCCTCATTTGGAGCTGGCGGCGCCGCCGCATTTCCGCCAGGTGCCGGTGGTAAAGGTGTTTCAGGAATTGCAAGTGCGTCTTGCTCATTTATATAGTTATTAATAAAATGATACCTACTAATTTCGTTTAATATTTTTTTATCTATTGCCATTTTTTAACCGTTTAATAATTGTTTTATTCCTTGAGTAGTTTCAACTTTGATTCTTCTGTTTGTCATTACTTGATGTCCGACTCTTTCAATAAGTCCGTCTCTTTCTCTTACAACATAACAATCTCCAGTATCTAAATCACACACCTCTTTGGTTCCATCTCCGTTGTCTTGTTCATTATATCTTGTTTTTTTACCAAGATAATTATTTAAAATATTGTCTAAACTCATAAAATTAGTTTCTTATAAATATATAGTATTAATATAAAATAAATATTATTTCTGTTTTGTTGCCGCTGAGGTGTCTTTAATAAAGTTAAAATCAACAGTAGATACAATATCACCTCCAACTGTTTTAATTCTAATTTTACCTGATGTTTTAATTGTTGGTACAAAAGTTAAAATATCATTAGTATTTGAACTTATTTTTGTTGGGTTATCATTTAACGTTACAATAGTTTTTCCAAATAAAGCTGTTCCTGAAATTGTAATTACAGGCATCGTTCCTGTTGTTGTTGCTGTTAATGGTGTTATACTAAGAATTGTTGGTTCTTTACAAATAATAGTTGATTGTGATGTGTTTAAATTATTCTGTTCTGTTGTTGATTTTGGATTTTGGCTATTTGTGACAGTTCCATTAAGTAATAATAAAACATCAAGGTCTTTAATGTTATAAGTTGTATTTGATTTTAATTTTTGTAAACTATCTAATCCATTTTTTAAATTATTAAAAATTTTTATTAACTCGTCTTGTTTTTTTCTTCTTTGGAATTCTTCTGAGGTAATTACTTGTTTAGGAAAATTACATACATAAAATTGCCATAACCCATTTTGAATAATTCTTTTTAAATTAGGTGATATCCTATCATACATAAATCCCACAAATTTATCTAAAGTTTCAAAATTTGCAATTGCTTTTGCGTCTTGCCCTTTGTTTACAATACAAGTATATTTTTTATTGAAATACGATTGATATGTTGGTGAAAAATCTTCGTTAAGACTTATTGCCATAGAGTAATTATTACCATAACCAATAAATTTATTTTTACTATTGTTGAATGTTGAAATATAACTAATAGAATATAAAATATATTGCATTAGTGGGTCATTAACATTATCATTTTTTTGTAATAAAACACTATTAATAGATTCTATCATTTCTTGTTGAGTAATACTTGTTTGTTCAACATTACTAACATCAAACTTATCTGTTTTGTATATTGGTAATAACTTATCAACACAGGTGTTTTCGGGTTGACTTTTATTATCACTATTTGTTTGTTTTTTATCTATTTTTTGTTGATTAGTAAACGGAATACTAAGTGTACTTTCTTTCTTATTTTTAACAAACTCTTCAAGTTTAGTTAATAAATTTCGGTTAATACTTTGTAAGTATTTGTCTATCTGAGGTAAATCAAAAATACCTTGTCTTATTCCTGTAAATTGAGTTTGGAAACTTCCAGGAGATATTGTATGTGTTACCTCTTGAATCATATATGGCCCATTAAACATCGGAACATGCCTTAAATTAAAATACATTGTTGGTTGTATAAGAGCATTTCCCAAACTAACAACAGTACACGGATAACTTCTTTGATTATAATAATTGTATAATCCAACACTTTGTGTTGAAGTATTTGTACCACCAACATTATTAATCATATTCAAATTTGCTTGAATTGCTTCTGCCGTTGCCTTTCCACTATCTTGTCCGACTTGAAAAGAATAAAATATATTTTGATTTCTAACTCCAATATCAACATTAAATCCAACACATCTATTAGATAATCCCCAATCTGTCTTTCCCTTTTGATTTTCTATTAAAGGATTATCAGAAGCTCTTCTTAAATCAAACGCATCATCTCTAAACCTATAAAAATTATTGTCGGGTAAATTAAGATAACTTGATGGTTTTCCTGTAAAAAAACAAACCATTTTTGAAGATGAGTTTCTATAATCAACATTTAAAAATGTTCCCCACAAATTATTTGCAAATTCTAAACTACCCTCAGGTTTTGAAAAATCAATATTACCAACATCTTGTACATTATAAAAATTAACATATGCCGGTAAGTTCATTATTGTAAATTTGTTATTAATAAAAATTCCCGCCAAAAAGTGATAAACACTCATGTTCATATTGAGCGAATTTTGATTTAAAACATTTCTAAGTTCAAAAATATCAACAAGTAAAACATCCCCTATATTTCTAGACGCTCTATCTAAAAATAAAATGTCTTCAAATAATGTTTTTGACTCATAATCACCCCCAGCAATCCATTTATCATTTACTGCTTTAAATGCTTCGTAAATAGAAACTTTGGATTGGTCTCCGTCAACAACAGTCCGTTTCTCTGTTTCAGGTAATTGACTTTGATTAGGCAATTTAGCAACAATTTTCCCCATCACTCCATCAATAAATAAATTTTGTAAATTATTACAATCAGTCAAATACGACTGAATACTCACCCTAAATCCTGCAGGAGTTATTCCATTAGATAATTTTTGTGTTGCATACATTTTAATTATTGGTGCTAACAATGTTATATTTTCAATTGTAAATTCAATATTATTATCAACAAAGAAATCCGTAATATACGAACCATTGTCTTTATAGTCCAATTCTGGTATTGTAGAGAATCCTACTTGTAATTCTAATTCTAACCATTCTTTTGGATATTTTTGTTTTGAACCTGCTAATGTAATTCCTCCATATTTTGATGGTAAAGTGAAAGGTACATAAGGTTCAAATGAAATTGGGTCTGTAACAACATTGGTTGCCTGATAAGATAGGAATGAAGCAAAAATTCTTTTATTATAATTTGAAGGGTTCCCATATCTAAATAAAACATCATATTCCATAAACGTTTCTATTTGATTCAAAACTGAATTAAATTGTTCATCTACTGAATTATTAAAATAAATTTCATCATTTTTCTTTTCAAAGTTTGCAGGAACTCTCATCATATCTTTAAAGAGTAATTGAAAGTTTCTAAACATTGCGTTAATAGTTCCGTTATTCTGGTCGTATGTTATTTTGGTCGGTATTCCTTCCTCAATATTTGAAATTGCTTTGGAAAATCCAAGGAATTCTTCTTCAAACGAATCTAATATTTTTTTTTCAAATACAGAAAATATTTCATCTATCTTACTATAATTATCGGTACCAAGTAATCTAAATGGTGACATATTTGATGCTTCCATTTCAACTTTATTCATATATGAATAAGGACTTGGTTTTACAGTTTTAGTAGAATCAAAATAACCATAGTTTGATGCTGCCCAAAATAACCTCACCGAACCATTAAACACTGCAGGATTACCATTAAATGTGTATCCTGGAGTAAGTACTCCACTTGTAACCAAAGAGTCCTCAGATTCGTTTATTCCTCCTCCAAATGAAGGAATAATATAACTACTTTCCAAATAAGATATTAAGTCTGGTTTACAATCTTCTTGGGCCGTTACTAATTTCTCGGTATTTGCAGGAATTAATACTGACCAAGTTTTAACATTAAATGTAGTTGTACCTGCCGTTACATTACTAATGTTTGAATTTGGAAAATTATATATTTTTAATCCTCTGTTAACAACAGACTGTAATTCATTATCAGTATATCCACTAAATAAATCATAACCATTATAAAACACATTAAAATCATTAATAACTTTTGGATAAAATCCAATTTGTATGTTATTAATATCTGAAGATACATTTTGAAGTTGTATCACATTTTCTTTTCCGTTTTGAGTATACTTGTATTGTTTTGATAAATTTTTGGTTATTGGGTCATATCCATTGATAAAATCATAGTTGTTCCAAACATCTGTCAAAATATCAACATTAGTTTCTTTATACGTTTTATATCTATGCCATATTGAACCCATCTTTAAAATCCAAGCATACGGTAATTTGTGAATTGCTCCAAACTTCTTTAAAGTTGCAAATAAATAGTTTAAATCATCAAGTCCTGAATTTGTACTTGTAATAGTTCCATTAACATCTGAAACATTATATTTAGATTTTAATTTTTCTTTTAAAGATATTAGTGGTAAAGAATTCAAGAAAAGATATGCGGATGTTTTATACGGTGTATTATTACCTCTTCTCCAATTATCAACACCTTTCAAAATTGAGTTAATAAAATATGGCGTATTAAAAATTGATGTTGTTGTTTCTGTTGGGAGTTGTTTAACTCCAGCAACATCTTTAGCCGGTACATCTGTATATGTAAATCCAACTGTAGGTGACAAGGTTTTGGTTGATTCTGATTTATAAAAATCAGATAAAGTTCCAACCGAACTTATAGTTTTTAATGGGTTAGGAGGATTTAAATAATAAAAATTAGTTACAGGTCTGTTTACAGTTGTAGTTGAAATATCATCAAAATTTGCAAAAACATCTCTAGCAGAGTATACTCTTAAAACTTTACCAACACTATACCTCTTATTACCAAGATTAGTATTATTACTTGTTAAATTTTCCACACACCATTTATCGTTTGTGAATGGGTAAGTATCAATAATAGTTGGTTCATCTGATGCATTTTTTATGACACTTTCTAGTTTTGGTGCTAACTCTGCCAATTGGTTTTGTGGCTCAGCACCTAAATCTTCTATTGATAATATTGAAAATGACTTATCTAATAAAGTTCTTATATATGGAGTAACAAAAAAATCCCTGATAAAATCTTGATACGACCTTCCTGTTCCTTGATTTGAAAAACTATATAAAGTTCTTAAATAATTATCTGCAGTAAAATTATAGTTTTTTAATTTAAAAGTTAAATACGGACTACTTCCTCCAATACTAGTATAGATGTTTTGACTCTCATAATCTGTAACTACATTAATTAATTCATTTATAGAACTATTTCCTGAATTACTTTTTATTCTCCCCAATCCAGTATAAAATGCTGTTAGAAATTGTCTTTCATATATTTCATAAAAAAACTTAAGTTCGTCTTTATTTCTATAAGCAACATTTCCTTGTGGAAATTCAATCGCATTTATATTCAATAGACTGGTTGTTGTTGAATTATCTAATGTCGGTTGCTCAATAGGAATATCAAACTTTTGAGTAAGACCTTTTAAATATTCCTCAACAAATTGTACTTCAGGCCATTTTTCATACATATCACCCTTCGTTAAATCAACAACAGATGGGTCAGCAATATATTTTAATTGAAACTTACCTTTCACATCTTCTGTTGTTTCAACAAAAAATTGAGGCCACGGATAAATTGGTATTTCTGAATTTTTT